GATGATAAGAAATAAGGCGATGATAAGAAATAAGGCGATGATAAGAAATAAGGCGATGATAAGAAATAAGGCGATGATAAGAAATAAGGCGATGATAAGAAATAAGGCGATGATAAGAAATGAAGGATAAATAAAATAGGAGAAAATTGATGTAGAAATATACTATTCTTTTTATAATTATATCATAGATGGAAGACGAGACCGATTATTTGACAGAGACATCCGATTCAGAGGTAGATCTCGATGAATTCGGAGATGTGAGAAAAAAAGTCGCAAATAAAAAAACAAAGAAACCGGGTGCAATACAAGAGGACGACGAAGAGGAAGAAGAGGAGGAAGATGACGAAATGTTGGAAGATGACGAAATGTTGGAAGAAGAAGATTTAGATATAGATCCAGATGAACCAGGTGAAGAAATAGGAGAAGAAGAGTTGAATTACAATGGTAGTAAAAGTAATGCAACATTTGGCGATCTTCATCAAGAGGTCGACGAAGACGACAACGACGACGAAGAGGACGAGAATTATCTACAAAAGTTTGGTGAGAATATTGAGAAAAATATCATTCGCGATTATCATCCAGAATTGAAAGTGCATAATTTCGAGCAAATAACAGCAATGTGCAAAGTCGTACGTGATGAACAGGGGAACATTATTGATCCATTGCACAAGACGGTTCCGTTTGTGACCAAATACGAGAAAGCGCGTATTTTAGGTGAACGTGCCAAACAAATCAATTCGGGCGCGGAACCATTCATCGAAGTGGACGAGTCATTGATTGACGGGTATTTGATTGCGTTGAAAGAATACGAAGACAAAAAGATCCCCTTTATATTGCAGCGGCCATTACCCAATGGAGAATCCGAGTATTGGCGATTGAAAGATTTGGAAATGATATGATTCGAAAAATCCAAAATAAAAATAATTATATATTTTTATTTTTTTACCAAATTATCAACAGATTTAGCACTGTTTCCAATGTTTACCGCAATCCAGACATGTCACAAAGATACTGGCAGGTTCATCCGCTGATCGGGTTTGTAATTCATAATATGTGCACTTTTTCGACCGGCATTTCCTACAGGTGAACATATCCGTCGACGCTTCGATATTATTCGTGTATTTCAATGCGTCTCGTTTTACTTTCTGCTCGATCAATACTCGCCATCTTTCTGGATTTATTTCCTGGTGCGTCATATTGGTCAATTGCTGTATTTGAATTTCATTGGAAAGAATATGCGGCAGAATGATGCGCAAATTTGAAAAGATGGTGCGCAGCCGGTCCATATATATATGGAAAAACAGCGGGTTCTCCCATTTCTTGATAATCTTGCGTCTTCTCGCTTCCTGTATCGCGTAATTAAATACGCTTTTTTCGAGATTGATTCCAACAGTGGGATCGATGAGTTTTCCTGTTGGAGAACTTTCAGATTTCCCTTGCATTTGCATCAATTGATACTGTGCGCAAAATTGGCTGGAAATCTTTTTGCGGAATTCGGCGTGGTTCTCGACAATCGCGGTTTGGATGGCGGATTTGATTGGTTTTGACATCGGCGTGTATCGATTGGTGGGATGAATTGTATATAGATAGATGCCAACCTGTTTATTTTGTTTCAATTTTATCTCAAGGATTTATAGATACTATGAAAACCAGAAAATTGAAAAAAGGGGTTTTTCATAAAAACGATTCCATACAAAAAGGGGTTTTTCATAAAAACGATTCCATACAAAAAGGGGTTTTTCATAAAAACGATTCCATACAAAAAGGGGTTTTTCATAAAAACGATTCCATACAAAAAGGCGGCAATCGGATAAAAATCACATTGACAGATATAAAATTAGTATTTAAGGCAATTTTAAAAAATAATGTCGTAGTAGATGCAGATGAACTTACAGATGCAGATGTAGATGTAGATGAAGATGCTCCTACAGATGCAGAACTTGTAGAAATTCTCGCATCATTTAGTCCTCTTTATATATCAGACAATCCGACGATTGATGAAATCAGACAATTTTATTACGTAGACGAAATAAATGATACGGATTATCCTATTTTTAATTTTATGATAAAAGAATTGGTTCAATTGTTATTACAATTTCCGGAAGAAGTACCTCCCTATCTCGCCTTGTTGAAAAATTTGTATACGAATCTGATTAAAGTATCATTTTATAATTTTACAAGAAAAATGATTGATAAGCCAGCGGAATATTATCAAAAGTATTATTCTCCATCTTTTATTATTTTTGTATTGGTCGATATTTTTTATAAATTAGTACCGAATCCAATCATTGTCGATTACTTACCTGTAACTGAATTTTTTTATAAAACATTTATCGACGTTATGAAATTACTATTAGTCGGTCAAGAAAAATTACCCTATTTCTCGTATTTTACATCCTTTGATGTGACTCCGGATCGATTTCCGTTTTATAAGCAAGAAGTCTTATCAGAAGATACAGCGCATGTAGTTTTGCCATCTTTGAACAATGTATTTCCAAATGGCATGAATATTATATACTATTTAACTGCATATCCATATTATAATTATATAGTGAATGATTCGTTTTATAAAAATACATTTGAATTTAATTTGATTTTTTATTTGTTATATAACGGATATATTCCATTAGATACAAAGGCATTATTAAAAGAATTTCCATTCTTACGGCAGAGTTCAAAAGGGTTAAGAAAAGGGTTAAGAATCGTATATCCTACAAATTTTGCCGGGTTTTTTTATTTGTATATTGAAATAGTTAAAACCAAGACCGATAAACCATATTTATTAAATGCATTGTCTATTTTACAAGAGGAATACATTACCCTCATGTTTTATGAGCTTATCATGGGTATAAAAAATATACCAATGGGGGAATATATCGACTCGAATTTAGAACCCTTATATCTTTTACTCAGCGGTATAATTAATAATGATCATAAACGCCCGCCTACCACTATAGATGAATTCAATGACATACGTTTGGATTTTCTTGAACTTTTGCCACACATTAATTCAACTTTAAATGGAATAAAAGTAAATCCAATTTCAATGAAAGAGAGTCAAGTAGTTGTTCCGTCAAACCCAACACAGCTACGTTTACAAGGAAAAGTAAAAAACAAACAAAAAGCAGATAGAGCATCAGAAGAAGCAGTAAAACCCGATCTAACTCCGGAAGAATTGGATGCTTTAATTCGAGAATTAACTATAGATGAAACTGAAACAACAAAATCGAAAAAAGCAGCATCACAGTCAAAAAAATCAACATCACAACCAAAACCAAACCCAACAAAACCACAACCAGAAAAACCACCAACACCAACAAAAACACAACCAGAAAAACCAGCAACACCAACAAAAACACAACCAGAAAAACCAGCAACACTGTCAACAAAACCAACACAAACTGCTCCTCTTCCTATTTCTCTACCACCACCACCACCACCACCACCTTCTTCAAATCCTCCAAAATTAAAATCACTTACTAGACAAGCAACCCGAAATGATAATTATGAAAAAACAAAAAAGGGTTTGTCTGATTCATTGGGTTTGTCTGATTCATTATTATTATCTACTCCTACACCGAATCCTATGTTGTCCTATTTATCCCCAAAAATAGACATACGCCAAATGAAGCAATACATGTATGATTCGATTCTGTTTCTTGCCAATACTAAAAAAAAATATGAGGATTTAATTGCTGCAAACAAAGAGTTCCACGCATCTTATAACAAAGCATCCGACGACAAAGCATCCAGCAATCGATCTGAACTATTTTCCAAGTTAGGATTATTAGATACAAGAAATCCAAACTCTCGATATTTGTTATTTATTTTTAAATGCGTTGGACTCCTCAACCCCTTATTGGAAAGAACTGGATATAAAGTCATAATCAAAGGAGGCATGGCCGTCAAATATGTAAATCCACAGTATCCAACAGGGGATATTGATTTATTACTTGTAAAAGGAAAAGACCTGCACGATGAAACCTTGCGAGTTTCAAAAGAGCAGGTCGCGCAACATGTTGCATATTTCATACTGTGGCAAAGTTTCGAACAACAAAAAAGCGGAGTTCTATCTGATGAACATAGTCTGCATTTCAGTATTCTTCCCAAACACGATTCATACATTTATAAAATCTCTTTTTCAACAACTACAGGATTTACTGCCATTTGTGATATTGGATATAAGGAGGAGACCGTGTTTGAAATAAGGACGACGCATGTAGAAATGAAAGATACTGTAAACTATGCATTTGAATTCATGGATCAACGTTCATTGATCGACGAACGACTTTTCTATATTGTTCATTTCTATGAAAATACATTTCATGCTCAAAACATAGAAATGGGTTTATTTACTTCCTTCATGTATCCTCCTACAGAGTTTATCATTCAAATGACTCCGAATCAAAAAGGGAATGTGCATTTTTTACGGAAAATATATTTCTCTTTTTTGGTTCTTATGAATCTGCCAAAGGTGTCCATTCAAAACTTGGGTTCGTTTGTGGATGGAACTGCAGATCCTGAAATAGAAGAATTTATACAAGGGTTTTTACAAAGTAAACAATGGTTTACTGACCCTGACCAAAGACAAGAAATCTTTACAAAGATGTGGTTACATGGATGGCGGCGTTTCATACAAATCTTAGACGGACAACCATGGTCGCGCCCATTTGTACAAGTTCCTTTTGATTTACATTTCGGTTGGCAAACCTTGATCTTTCGTGATATGGTTATAGGGGTCGGTGTCAAAGAACCCACTGTAGGAGGAAAACCACACCCAATTGTAAAAAGACAAACGAAAAAAAGAATCCAACATAAAAATAAACAAAATCATAGAAAAACAAAATAATAATTTTTTAATTCTACAATTATTTACATTTCAAAAATTCTTTAGAAATGTAATTCATTATGGATCTTTATTTACACCTTTGCACTTTTAAATAGCCGATTATATAACCCTGAAATCGCCAAAGGCGATTTCTAGGATATAAAAGGAGATTTATCAGTTGCAAAGTAACTGTTGCCATTGTACATTAAAATACGCCCACCTTTAGGTGGGCGTTTAAAATGTGCAAAGGTGTAAAGATATTCCTCTACTTACAAATATTCCTCTTCTTCTAATTCATCCGTACACTGGACACCATCTCCTACAGGGGATTCTTCGATTTCATTCGAATCCTCTATCTTTTCAAATACTGTCGGCTTTTTCTTTTTTTTTGTTGTGGTTGCTGCACTTGTTGCTGCAGTTTGCGTAGATGAGGAGGAGGAGGCCGTTGATAATGTGTTGGATGTCGATGTCATTGATTTTGATTTGGTTTCTTTTTTATCCTTCTTCTCCTTCTTCTCCTTCTTCTTTTTACGAACCGTGACATGCTCATCGTCGCTACTTGAATTCGTGTCGACCACGAACCCGTCTTTCATGTATCCGGATTTTGTTAATAAAGAGAGTGAAACCTCCGACTCTTCCGATTCTTCGCTGTCCTCTGATCCAATGTCTTCGAACCCTCCAAACAGCGTCTCGTATATCTTCTCCCATTCTTTCGCGGACAAATTTTCCGCGGTCTTCCCATCATCTTTAGTATTTACCAATACACAGGATCCGAAGAAAAGGATGTTGTCCACCGGTGGCGGGAAATCGTACTTGTTCTCTTGATTCGCTCGGCCTTTCGTCTTGCCATACAAGCAAACCCTGTAGGACTTTTCCACATCGGGGATCTCTATATCCCATTGCGTTGCGCAGCCGAATCCTTCTGCTGTTTTGAATCCGGCTTTTTTGAACAATTCCGATTCGTCATAATTTTTTAAATTTACTTCTTTTATTTCACCGGATTTGTCGACAATAATAACAATTGGCATAGTATTTTAAAACATAAATATATGTCTATGTTCTTTTTACTTTTTATATATGCAAAATATATATGACAAGTCAACAAAAACGATCTAGTCAAAAGAAAAAGAATTTTAGAAAAAGAAATAAACAGACGCAAAAGACGTATAATAAAAAAACAGGAGGAGGATTATGGGAATTATTCGGATTTGCACCAGATAGTATACAAGTAAAACAATTGAAAGATCAAAAAAAAGTATGCGATACGGAAGCAAAAACAAGTATTGATAAAACAAATGCAGATATTAAAGTCGCAGAAGATGCAATCGCCACTGCAAAAAAAGGAATAGAAGATATTAAAAAAAGCCAAAAAATGTGCAATGCAGAATTAGATAAAAAAATCGATGCGCAACAAACTAGAGAAAAAGCAGATGAATTATTGAAAAAAAGTGGCGAATTACAAGAACAAGGACAAGGACAACCGGTCAATCCAATGATTGCGCAGACTAGTGCCCCAATGCCAATGGAAAGTCCAATGCCAATGCCAATGCCAATGAGAAAAGATATGGACGACGGAAACGAAAGCATGCGACAAGATCAACAACAACGGTATTTGGGACAAGGTGGTAGATCCAAAAGATCCAAAAGATCCAAAAGATCCAAAAAATAAAATATGCGTGCATAAAAAATAATAAAAATATGATTTTTTATTAATTTAATGTGGTTACAAATTATTGCGTCCATTTTCATTATTTATTTAGGACATCTCTCTTGGAATTATCTGAAAAATAGATTCAGCAAAGAAAAAAACAGGGATTTAGTTCAAATTCAAACACGGAAATATCAGAAAATAATCGAGGAAATGCAAGAAAACACGCATTCAACTGCAATTTTATGTAACACTGGGGTCGATCCTGAAAACTTATCCAACACCGAATCCTTCCAAATATCCATCGATCCTCTCATGCAAGAAGATTTAGAAAGTTTTATGAATGAAATTAACAATTAACCCTTTACTTTTGCTACACAATACAATCGCGACTGATTCGGTCGATTTCCAATAAAGAGTATAACTTTTTACAGCGAAAATAAAACCATAGATAGAGTCACGCCTTATCGGGCTCACTAAAATTTATGTTGCTACGAAGTGAGGGAAAGGGTTAAAAATCAGGCTGTTGTGTAAATATTTCAGGCGCAACAATTTCCCTTTCTTTTTGTTCTGTGACAAAATCAAGTATACTGCCAAAAAATGCACTGCTGTATATGTAGCCATAGGACGCACCGAGTGCACACCCAAACACAATAGCAACGTCGCCAATTACCTCTTTGAGTGGAAGCATTTCATTTTTGATAAACTTCATATCAACCATTCTTGCAATAAAAAACAGGATTGTCGTATACACAGCAAACAAAAATAGATGTTTGTTTTCCATATAACAAACATCTAAAGATTATATTTCGACGAAAAACGCATTGGCCGAAATAAATTCAAATTTGCTAAAGATTGTTTCATTCATTTCAATTCAATTCAATAATATCGTCCAAAGAAATGATCGCATCCTCCTTTCTTTCTTTTATATTCGAAGAATTCGAAGAATTCGAAGAATCCAAATCCATAATATCGAGTTCACCTAAATCAATCGAATCCGCACTAATCAACAACTTCTCCTCATCTTCTTCGTCCTCTTCCAATCTCCGCTGAATAGCTCGTTCTCGGCTGATTTCTTCCAACCGCTCGATCGTCTTCGGTGCCTCTATCAATTCTTCTTTGACTCCGTCATGCACTGAATCCATATCATTGAACGTCAATCGCGTAATGACGGGCGCATCATCGATGTTCTTAATCGCAGGAACCACCTCCGGTATTTTCTCCTCTTTTATTCTATCATTATCCCCTTCATCTTTCGTGGAGGAGGATTCGTTCGCCGTCGATTCCAACACCGGCTCTTCAATGTTCTCAATCACCACTTCCTCTTCCTGCTCTACACTATCATCCAAATACGCGCGAATGATTTCCTCTGTAGGAATACTCTCGCGAATTGCCACTAAAATACATTCTTGCACCATCATTTCCAATTCACGATGGTTCTTTTGCGCCTGGAGAGCGGGCACCGTTTTTTCAAACAGGTAGACGTTCATGTACACTTTGCGCGCCACATGAATATACACTTTGTGAAGGAACAGATCTAATTTCGGTACTGATATATCGATTTTCTTCTGTTTATTTCCTACACGGATGCATGTGAGGATTTTCAGTTGAATTACGTGGACACACGTGATCAAATCTTCTAAATAATGACACCCGCTTTTTTCCAGAATCCGTTTTCTTTCCTCCTCAATAATCGCATCGTTCCATTTGGGAATACGTGAAAGCAGGTTTTGGAAGGTCATCAAGTATTTATTGGGGTCATTCGATTCGATACATAGATTCCACGCCTCGTCAAACATGGATCGAATACCCTGTATGACAAGAGGACATAAGATGGTGACAAGTCGCGCACACCATTCATTGCGGGATTCGTGTAAATTGGAAACTATAAAATCGTCCATTATATCGTATTCACATATTGGAATACGATATATTCAACGCACTACTTATTTTATGCTGACTTAGGGGGATCAGTTACTTCTACTAATTTGAAGTTAATTACATCGTCGACTAGCAATAAAATCAATGTGAACAAAATGAAAGGAAATAAAACCAAAATCCATGCTAAAACTGTCCAATCAATGAGACACAAATAATTCAATACCATAAACCATAATATGGTTCCAACTAACCCACCAACAAAAACAAGCATATTATTAGTGGTATAATCCACAATAAGAGCTACTAGTTGGCTAATAAGCCCGATCGCAGAAAAGACTAAAAATATCACTACTGGACTACAGAACTCCATCATTTTATATAAATATATAAACATAAAAAATACAATCTAAAAAGTATATTTATAGGATGAAAATTATTATAGACATTAGAGAACATGGGCTCATTGAAAAAATCCAAAAGATGATTGATTTATCGAAACATGAAATCCAATGGAAGACGGAATCCCTCCCTCTGGGAGACATTCTGATCCAAACTCCAACAGGGGATATTGCTGTATGTATTGAGCGGAAAACATTCGCCGATTTGATTGCATCCATCAAAGACGGTCGTTACGAAGAGCAGTCGTATCGTCTCGCAAATGCCGCGGATTTACATGTGCCACTGCATCGCATTGTGTATATGATAGAGGGCATATTCTCTGCACTTTCGGAGAGTGAAGAGAAACTGGTTCTCGCTACTATGACGTCCGTCCAAATGTTCAAAGGATTCAGTGTATGGCGGACATCGGGCGTGCAGGAGACTGCCAAGACGATTGTGGCCATGGCAGACAAAATTGGTCGCGATCTCAAAAAGGGAAAGGTTCTCTATTTCCCATCTCCGACGGATCCATTATGTAGTATTCCAACAGGGGAATCTTGTGATGAGTCTGCATCATCATCGACAACAACAACTGCATCGGCAATCGCATCAGCACCAATATCCGGATATTCCGCTGTAGTAAAAAAAGTGAAAAAGGCGAACTTGACTCCTGAGAACATGGCGGAAATCGTCCTTTCGCAAATCCCGGGGATAAGTACTCAGACAGCCGTGGCAATTATGGACAAATTCGGTACATTGCCGAAATTGTTGCGCGAATTGGCGCTGGACCCGGGTTGTTTCGACCAAAAGAATATCCTCTTGGAAAATGGACGGAAAATAAACAAGGGATGTGCTGAAAAAATCATTGAATTCTTGAAAATTGGATCGGATTAGATCAGATCAGATGAGATGGATGGATTTTTATACTTTCGATGCATTTCCAATAGGGTGTTCCAATTCTTCATTCGCTAATTGATCAAGAATGATTTTGATTGCATCCGCGGTGAGTCCCGATGATTCTTCTAAATTCGATATAATTTCGGTTTCTACCGGTTCTCTATGATTAAAATTGAAAAACGTTTTCTTGAAACTGCGAACCATTTCTACATATTTCTCTTCCGTATCCTTCTTGCGCGATTCCATCGCATCCTTGATCTGTTGGAGTTCGAATGCGCGTTTTTGCTGGTTCTCTTCATTGAACCATGGATTGCGAAAACTGTCTGTAGAAACGAGAACATCGCATATTTCGGGTTTCGATATTTTGGCGAATTCTTCATTGTTTTTGAATGCATTTTTGAATTCGGAAATAATATTGTCAGGAATGACCGGACTGGTTTCCATGAGCCGGTCGAATTCCTCTTTGCACATTTTGAGCATATGATTCACTTGCATTCTTTCCTGTGGGTGTTTCGCCAATTCGATCTTGATGTTGCGATAGAATTTGTCCCATGAAATGCTGCTCACGCGGTGGGCTTCGTTCAATTGCGTGATTTTCAAGAATTGCTGAATAGTACTAATAATACCGCCTGCGATATTGATTCCGCCTACAATCATGGTGAACATTGGCTGGTATTCTACTGGAACACGCTGTTGGGCAAAGTTGGCGGTTCCTGCCAAGGTGGAGATGATAATACAGGGAATTGTGTAACACGCATTCAGATAGGAATAGAGCGAGGTGGATCGCGAATGCATCCATCTATAACACATGGATTTGTCGGCCCATTCTGCTAGAATGCGTTCGTGCTCGACTGTCCATGCCGTGTTGGAATCAGCGCGAAGATCTAATATTGCCGTATTTGAATTTGATACAGAATCGTCTTTCTCTTTGGCGGTGTCGTTAGGTGTTGTAGTAATCATTATATATTATATATTATAAAATGATTTTCTTATTCGCGTCTTACACTAAGATGTGTAGGCGTCTTGTAGATATGAACTTGGCTTCCATCCATCCATGACATTTTGATAGGAACTGTTTCCAGAAATTTGAGGTCTTGAATATTCGGTTGTTTTGAACAGCATATAATGGATCCCTGTGGCAACTCTCGTTTCAACTTTTCAAAGATTGCGTTGGTAGTAGATTGTTCAAAACACAAATTACTAAACCAGACAAATGCATGATTTCGTTCATCCATTATATGAGAACGTAAATCCACTTTCAAAACGTCCTCGTTTAAAAACTCGACCTTGCGCGTTATATCTGGATATTCAGCGGCCAATTGGTCGCGCAAATGCAATGCGTCTTTATGTCGAGAATCCACTAATTCTACGCCGACCGATTTTTGAATATTCGGTTTGTTTGCCATATACATGACTAGTTTTCCGCGACCAGACCCAATATCCATGAACGTGGTAATATTCTCATTTGCTTCTAATTTTTGAACTACAATAGGGTATAATGATTCGATTCCTTCGTAATCCATTTCGCCGTAGGTCGTTTTGTATTGTGCATATTTCTTGGAGATGTCGTCTTTGTTTTTGTCATGTTCACACGCGGGGTACAACTGTTTGAGTTTCTTTATATATCCCGATGATTTTTCTGTACTTTTCATTGTGCTAGGTGCTAATGGGGTGGTTGGTATTTTCATAGGGGCGACCTTGTGAGTGGAAGTTACATACTGCGATCCTCCTTTCTTTTTTCGTAAAGTTCTCTTCTTGTAATTTTTTATTTTTTTTGAATATTTCATTTATATATATTCATAGATACAAAATATACGCCAATATTGAAAGGTGGGCACATGTAGGTTTATATTTTATATTTTTTAGCTGGATTAAATATCCGTTATAATATATAATGGAACAGATTACAGATGGGAATATTAGAAAGAAAATACAAGAAGCACAACGTAATGATCAAATTATCACATATTGGGATGTATCACAAGTTACAGATATGAGTAACCTATTTAAAGATTGGCCAAAATTTAATCAACGATTGGATTTGTGGGATACTCGAAATGTTACAAATATGAGAGCTATGTTTAGAGGTTGTAAAAATTTTAATAAACCAATTTTTTTTGATACTCGAATTGTTGAAGATATAGCTTATATGTTTGCAGGTTGTCTAAAATTTAATAAACTATTGAATTTTCATACTAGTAATGTTATAAATATGGAAGGTATGTTTGAATTTTGTCTAGAATTTAATCAACCATTCGATACTGAAAATGGGTTTTGGAATACTCGAAAAGTCACAAATATGGGTTATATGTTTGCAGGTTGTGTAGAATTTAATCAACGATTGAATTGGAATACTCTAAACGTCACAAATATGGGTGATATGTTTGCAGGTTGTGTAGAATTTAATCAACGATTGAATTGGAATACTAGAAATGTTCAATTTATGAATTATATGTTTAACGGTTGTAAAAAATTTAATGAAGAATTGTTTTTTGATACTATAAATGTTAGAACTATGGAAGGTATGTTTATGGATTGTAAAAGTTTCAATAAACCATTGGCGTTTAATACTGTAAATGTTAGAACTATGGAAGCGATGTTTGCAGGTTGTACAGAATTTAATCAACTATTGGATTGGAATACTCGAAATGTTGAAAATATGGAATCGATGTTTGCAGATTGTATACATTTTTATAAATATAAATTATTAAGATTTGATACTTCAAATCTTGGAAAACATTATACACAAATATTTCATAATTGCCCTGACGTTGAAATTCCAAATCTTGGTTTTAACCAATTAAAATACGGATTTACACCATCTCGACCTGGGTCGACAACAGCTCCTTCAAACGTGACCTTCATAAAGATGAGACCTAGAACGGATAAGGAATCAGAGAGTTTTTTCATGCCGACAGGAATTGCACAAGAGAATGAAGATATACGTACACTAACACCACCACTAACACCACCACTAACACGTGAACAAATAGAACTAAGAGACACGGTATTTAATCAAGAAGCTGGACCAGGATATAATATACGAGAATACTTGATCGGAAAACGACCAACGAAAATCATTGCAATAAAAACGAAGGAAAAGGAAGAAAAGAAAAAAAAAGCAGCAACCAAAATCCAACGTATGTTTTCTGCTGCAAGAAAAAGAAAAAGATCAAAAACTACAACGATCGGTGGAAACAGAAAGAGAAACATAACAAGAAAAAATATGAAAAAAACAAAAAACAATTTCATGTGAGCGACGGAACTTCTTGTATTTTTTTATTTTTTTTGAATATTTCATTTATTATACAATACAAACTATTCATTATGCCAATATTGGTAAAAGGGGATTAATTCTTTGGATTACCCACTTTAAAAAACATTTCATCGAATAACTCTCCACCAATCACTGTTGGAGATTGTATCTGTTCAGTGCGTTTATTCGGTTTCTTGACTCGATATGCGAGAGAAAATGGGACTACCAAGTCATTCATTTTATCCATGTCCGTAGTAGATCCTCCTTTTTGCATTGGGTTCTCATTTTTCGATTGGAACCGTATTCCTACACCTCCACTATATTCTTGGTCTTTTTTTTCATCAACATTGGCTTCTGCATTATTATCAAAATCCAGTTTCTCAAACCGGTATTGAGTTTTCGGATCAATGTAATTCATATGCTATATATGAATTATATTTAGATTTTCCTCACCGGGAGTCGAACCCGGGTCTTAACCTTGAAAGGGTTACATCATAACCATTAGACTATGAGGAAGACGTACTCTCCGTGGGACTCGAACCCACGACCACCAGCTTAAAAGGCTGGCGCTCTACCGACTGAGCTAGGAAAGTAGATATGGATAAATGATATTATCCAGGTTTTCGTGTTCTTTATTACACACTATATAGTTGGTGTGGTCTTTATATTGTTTATGATTATTTACTTTATATATATAAAGATAAAATAATTAGAAAAATAATTTTTATTCCATCATTTTTCGCAAAATAACTACCGGATTCAAAGAATTGTCTTCTAGCGGTTGATTCAGCAACTCTTCGCGATTGCCTCCAATCCATTCCAATTCTACAAACCCGCTAAATATCATCGGAAGTCGAATTCTGCCATATATTCGGTGCGCATTCCATGCAACTGCATCATGCCCAACCGGCGCGCCCCATACCAATAGTCCTGCATCCATGAGATGCCGGCGAATTTCCGCCATTGTTTTCAAATCGCCTTCCGGATCCAATGCATCGCCGTACCTTCCTAGACCGCTATGCTCGACGGTTGAAAAGGTCAGAATCGCATCATACATATCATCGGACGCTGCAAACTCGGCATAGGAAATCGCGCGCAAATTGGGATAGTCTACTACAGGGACATTGTATTCGACCGTCGTCACAATATTGTCGTGATTCAATAGAATGGCCTCCATCCACGGTGTCAGGGATCCGATGACTGCCACTTTTTTTCGGAAGATGCTATATGTCTCTATTGCGCGAAGGATCCATAACGATACTTGGTAGTACGGTTCGTCGCCGTGTTGATTGTTCTTGATATTTTGGGAGGTGAATCGGTTCACGAAAACCGTGACATATGTATGAGTCCAATCATCGGGACTACATTTATCGCGGTCATCGTACCATTTATCCAATATGGGAATTTTGCCGTCGAGAGTATACCCCGATACTAATTCTGTAGGAATAGATCGATGTGTCATTATATGTGCACGATTGTGTAGTGTATTTTCTATAGGTAGTTATTATTACAAGTACCTATACGAATCGGAATCGTTATATTCTAAAACGCCTAGCAAAATCTGATACAGCCCCGTTTGTAAAGTAAAGAATCACTGCGAAAACTAGACCGTGCACAACAGCAACGACCAGTTTGCTTCCTTTCGGAGGAAGGGTCAAAAGAATGCCGGGGGTTAATAGAACAAACAAGAGAGCGACGTAGAGAGTAAACACGATATTCATGTTATATATTCATGTATAGAAAACATTTTTATACTCATATACACCGACTTGGACAGAATGGCTAAATCCCTTCGACAAAACACGATTTTTTCTCAGTAGATCGCGCCGTTTCGTCGACCATGGCTAAACGCATATATTTTGCAACAGCCAATCTTGAACGCGCAATTTCCTCGGGCGACATTACGGCAAACCATTGATATTTGGTTCGTTTCAAAATATCGTCGGCGGGCAAATAAATGCCACAATAATCCCATGTTATATCCAACTCCTTCTCTTCCAACAAATCTTCCAACAGGACGGGTTTGCGAGTTCGACGCGTCTTGATTCCGATCAGTTCTCCGTCCACGATATTCAATTCGCCCGCTGTAAACGCATTCTTGCACCAGTATTGGACATCTCCTACAAATTCATATTCATTTGTAGAATGCGGTTTTAGTGCGCGATTCACCAAATAATCGACGTATTTTCCGATGGTGGCGTTCTCTTTTTCTTTTGCGCCTAAAATATACGGATCCGGGACAAACAAATCCTTTTTCTTCGTGGAATCGTTCGAATAATGACAGGCGCGATTGATTTGTTCTCCTACAAAGGCTCTTTTGCCTTCGGTCGATTCGTCAAACAGCGGTTTCATAGTCGAAGTGCACAGAAATGAATTGGGCACGATCATGCCGCCATAATGGTAAATCAATTTGGCGAACCCGAGTTGGCGAAATTGCGTTTTATAGGGTTCGCCCATACTGTCCATCTTGAGTTCCCAACCGGGGACTAATTTCTCGAATGAAGTGTCATCAATCAACAATATGTGGAAATCGTCGGCGCAATGTTGAATGATCGACTGCACGGTTAGATTCAAATAGTGTTGATTGAGATCCGTCGTATTTCGCGATTGGAAATAGCGCCAATTGCGCGCATTCACTTCGTATTTACTATGAATCCACAGTTTGGGTTTGTTATTGCCGTAGAGCGGCGAATCATTGAGTAAATACATCTTGACCAATTCATAATCTTCTTCATCCGAATTCGCAAATTTCTTTTTGAATTGGTTTCCGAGAAAAGTGGCAATTCCTAAAATAGCAATAATGGTCGCATATCTCCATAAATATTTGGGATCCAATAATGACATACTATATATTATTATACTATACCTGCATTTATTTCCAACATGCATGCCGCTGTTGGAATTAAATACTCGGTCAAATATTTGGAATCGAAATAGACGACTCTTGTCTTGATCTGAATCACATGGGATTTGCATATTTGTCGAATGATATTTGCCAATGATTTATAGGTAAGTTCTCGTTCAATATAGAACCGTTTTGCATATTGATAATATTTCAGAACGGTAGATATAAATTCCGTATGGTAATTGTACATCAACATCTTTTTATGAGACGTAGTATTGAGAACATAATATTTTTCGTCGTTTGTTCTGTCGCAAATTTTGTCTAAAAAATCACATAGAAGATTTACTGGGACTTTTTCCCTGAAAATTTGCATAGAAGACATATAGATACTCTCTTACTATCTGCGCAGATACATTCTTCAATGATCTTGCGCATATTACACGGTTTTCTCGTGAAATCCGGATACAAGATCGTTTGTAAACAATGCGAGTTCAATGCTGTCTTCATGTATCTGATTGAAAATGGTTATGTATTTACAAATGCACGGAATCATGCGGTAAATCTGATCTTCAGTTAAAACTGTGTTTGGCAAACTCTTGATGTATGAGAAAAAATAATCCAGAATATCAATGACGGAGTATCCCATATCGTAAATTTCCAACAGGATACTGATTGCTTTAGTTATATCCTTTCGTTTTATGCATTCGATATAGTCTGCGAAATAATTGGATTGTATATTCGAGCACATTTTTTTACACATTTTCAAATCGACCGGTTGGCCATATATGTAGAATTTTTCGAGATAATTAATGAGAACCCGGATCGAATTTTCGCATATTTGCAATAGATAGGATTTAGCGTCTTCGGAAATGTCAATATTCTCTAATTCCACTATGCGATTCATAATAGAGGAAATATTTTCGGGAGTTGCAACAGGTATTTGTAAAATGTGGGTTCTCGATTGAAAACTCTCAATGACCTTTTGTATATTTGTGCAAACGGAAACGAAATGGATATTCTGTTTGTATTTGTCGATGTAATTTCGGAGAACTTGTTGACTTTGTTCATTGATATTGTCGAGATCGTCAATGACGATCATTTTCTTTTTACCGGGGATGGAGGATTTAGATTGGCAAAACGTTTTCATTTCCCCGCGGAAATAATTGATTCCTTGCTCCTTCAAATTGTTGACAAAGAGAATATTGGTTTCAGGGATAGTTGCATCTTTCGAGAACCCGTAATATTCACGCAAAATGGCATATAACAACGAGGTTTTTCCGGAGCCGATGGGGCCGTATATCAATATGCAGAGTTCATCGATTTCCAACAGGAATTTTAGAATGGTCTGCATCTTTTCAGTCAAATAAAAATCTTTAAAAAAATATGGTTTGTATTTCATAATAAATGTAGGCATAGTAGCCGTAGCAGTCGTCACAGAAGTCGTAACAGCAGTCGTGACACCATCAGTCATCGTCGTTGTCATTTTACATATAAGAATTTCATACTATAAATCATTTTTTGCTGTATTTTCATATTTTCGTATTTTTATTATAAAGAATCATTATAGACAATGATTCCAAGAAAATCAAACGCAGTAAATTCCAACAACTATTACAGGAACCAAACGAATGAATTTTTCA